TAAAAACGTTAGGCCTATGACATTAATATTTTTAATAGTATGCACCATGCTATTAATCTTTATAGATGCTGGTGCGTTAAAGTTTGAAGTTAAATCATCATGGGTTGATTTACTTCAATTAGTATTAATAACCGTGATCGGTGCTTATTTTGGCGGTAGATCATTTGAAAAAGTAAAAAAATAAAATTATGGATAATTTACGTACAGTAATAGTAAAACCAACAATAGCAGCGGCAACGCAACACGCGGGTAATGCCGCTGATACTCACGTTCTTTTTGACTGGACTGAAATAAAAGATTTAAAAAGAGCAAATAAAATAAACGGTATAACAACTACAGTAAGAGGAACTGACGGCGCTGCTCAAACCGCAGTTGGTATAGATTTAATTTTCGCAATATCAGACAAGGATGGTACAGCACCAACAACTATAGGTGATTTATTTGCAGCGGTTGATACTCCTGGATGGCAAAATAATTTAATAGGTTTTGCACAAGTAGCAGCAGGTGATGCAACTGACGCTGATCTAATATATATGACGATAGCCTCAACATCTCTTGAAGGAAAAGAAGTTATATTATCTAATCCAGATAGAGCTAAAATATATGTAGCTGGTATAGCTAAAGGTGCTTTTGCTTTTAGCACAGGTGTAGTAACAAGTCAAGCTGTAGATGTATCTGGACTATCAGCAGCAAAACTTGTAAACGCCGACATAGAGGGAACTGATCCAAGGTTAGTTTTCGCACCAGGTGATATTATTCACGCTGAAGATGGTGTTATACTAGGTGAAATCGAAAGTATGGCAGATGCTAATACTATAGTATTCAAAGCTGATGGGTCTCCAACGGCTAGTAATACAGATTATGTGGTTCCAGCAGATCTTGCTGCTTGGAAAATTCAAAATGGAGCAGGTGCGGCTGGTGATTTAGCTAGTGGGGATGAGCTTTACAATATACATCCGATCGCTTTTCATTTTCACGTAGGATAAATAAACAAATTAAAATTAACTTAAATTAAATAAACATGGCAAAAACAAAAAAAGAAGAAATCATAGACTTAAAACCTGAAAAAATTTCAGAAGAGCAACTAAAAGAAATACAAGATGTTGTTAATAGTATAAATAGAGCTCAAATGGATATGGGTATCTTAGAAACTAAAAAACACCACTTATTACATATAGTTGCTGGGCATCAAGAAACTTTATCTAAAAAACAAGAAGAGTTTGAAAAAGAGTACGGTACTGCTGATATTAATATTCAAGATGGTACTATAAATTATCAAAAAGAAAATGGCGAAGTTAATAAGGAAGATTAGTGTAGGTAAAGACTACAAAAACGACGCTATGCATTATGCTGTTGGGCAAGAGGTTTATGGTGGGCATACTATTTGCGATATAATAGAAGAAGACGATAAGTTTTCTATTTATATTAAAAAAAATAAAGATGTATTGCCTTGGAAGGACTTTAACAAAAACATGGCGGTATCTGTTGAATATAACTTAGAGTATTAATGAAAAGTGTTTACAACTTTGTTGTAACACCAAAAGGGCAAAGATATAACAATACTAAAAAGGTTGGAGACTCAGAGTTAATACTTAATACTGAAATTTTCAATCATCAATATGTTAATAGAGAAGCTATTGTTATATCAACTCCAATAGTAGGTGATACAGATATAAAACCAGGTGATACTGTTATAGTACATCACAATGTTTTTCGTAGATGGCATAATATAAAAGGTGTAGAAAAAAACAGCAGAGCTTATTTTAATGAGTCTACTTACCTTATAAACAATGATCAAATTTTTTTATACAAAAGAAACAAAGAATGGATTGCTCCAAAAGGTTATTGTTTTGTTAAGCCTTTAAAAGCTGTAGATCAATTTAATATTAAATCTGAAAAACCTTTACAAGGTGTAGTTAAGTATTCGGACGGTACGGTTGAAGTTAATGATTTAGTTGGCTTTAGACCAAGCAGTGAATACGAGTTTATTGTTGACAATGAAAGACTATACCGAGTTTTATCTAATTTTATTACAATCAAATATGAATATCAAGGAGACGAAGAAACGTATAATCCAAGCTGGGCACAAAGCAGTTGAAGAATTAATTAAAGTAGCTAAGGAAGCAATTGTAGATTCAGACGATGATATATCAGCTGACAGATTAAAAAATGCAGCAGCCACTAAAAAGCTAGCTATATTTGATGCGTTTGAAATATTAAACAGAATCCAAGAAGAAGAAAACATACTTGACGGTAAAGATCCTGAAGAAAAAAAACAAAGAGTATTTAAAGGATTTGCAGAAGGAAGATCAAAATGAAATACGAGCAAAGTTTAATTAAAATAATAGAACCTATAAAAAAGACTACTATAAGTAGACTTAATAAAGGTAAAAAATGGAAATATGGATACAATAAAGAACATGATGTTGTCGTTATATCAAAAACTGGTCAAATTGGTGAAATATATGAAATACAAAATTTGCGAATTGCGTTGCCAAAAGTGCCAAGGCAAGTGTTCAAACATGAGCTAAACAAGTGGGTAAAATTTAACCAACCAAAAGAATTAACTAGACTTAAAAATATATTTGACTGGAGATCTTATCCAGACGAGGCTAAAGATCAGTGGTTTGATTATATAGACGAAGAGTTTAAAAGAAGAGATGAAGGTTTTTGGTTTTATAACAATGGAAAGCAAACATATATAACAGGTACTCATTATATGTATCTTCAATGGAGTAAAATAGATGTAGGTGCTCCTGACTTTAGAGAAGCTAATAGGCTGTTTTATATATTTTGGGAAGCTTGTAAAGCTGATAAAAGATGCTACGGTATGTGTTATTTAAAAAATAGACGTTCCGGTTTTTCTTTTATGTCATCAGCAGAAACAGTTAACTTAGCCACTTTAGCGAGTGATAGTAGATATGGAATACTTTCTAAAACAGGTGCTGATGCCAAAAAAATGTTCACAGACAAAGTTGTACCAATCAGCATTAATTACCCATTTTTCTTTAAACCAATACAAGACGGTATGGACCGTCCTAAAACAGAACTAGCCTATAGAGTACCAGCTAGCAAGTTTACGCGAAAAAAAATAACAAGTGGTGAAAAGCTTGAAGAGTTAGAAGGATTAGATACTACTATTGACTGGAAAAATACAGGTGATAACAGTTATGATGGTGAAAAACTAGCGCTATTAGTACACGATGAGAGTGGTAAATGGGAAAGACCTGATAATATATTAAACAACTGGAGAGTTACGAAAACATGTTTACGATTAGGTAGTAGAATTATTGGTAAATGTTTGATGGGCTCTACTTCAAATTCATTAGATAAAGGTGGAGAAAACTTCAAAAAATTATATACAGCATCAGATGTCACTAAAAGAAATAGAAATGGTCAGACAAAATCTGGTTTATATTCTTTGTTTATCCCAATGGAATGGAACTATGAAGGATTTATTGACGAGTACGG